AGAAGTATTTGAAGAGGTATCACTTAATGTGTTACCTCTTCTTTATTTGCATTCAGTAGTTATTAATTTTAAAGATAATAAGTCTTGGGAAATAAAATTAACAACTAAAATAAAAAAAGATGGATGGAATAGCTTTCAACAGAGTTTATCAGAATTGTTAAATTCGTATGAAGAAGAAATAGACGATGTAGATTTTAAACTAGATGCAGTAAAAGTAAAAAAAGATGTAGAAAAACTAACCAATAAATTTTTAAAGAAACAAAAATTATGAACATTAAATTAGTATCATATTCTCAACCAACTGAAGAATTTGCTGAATTAGGAATTACCGATGCACAAGAACTTATAGCATTTTGCGCTCGTGTAAGTAATCCGTCAAATCAGTTTAATACAGAAACTTCAGAAAAACTTATCAACTACTTAATTAAGCATGCGCATTGGTCACCGCTTGAAATGGTTAATGTGTGTTTAGAAGTAAATACCACCCGCGATATTGCACGTCAATTACTACGTCACGCTTCATTTAGATTCCAAGAGTTTAGTCAACGCTATGCAGATCCAACAAACGATCTGTCTTTTGAAATACGCGATGCTAGATTTCAAGATCCTAAAAATCGTCAAAATTCAATTACAATTAATACTGCAGAAGAAGAGGCGATTAATGACGAATGGCATCTAAGACAAGAAGCTCATATTAATTCAGCAAAAGCACAATATGAATGGGCAATTAGCAAAGGCATTGCTAAAGAGCAAGCTCGTGTCGTTCTTCCAGAAGGCAACACTAAAAGTCGTGTGTATGTTAACGGGACGTTGCGCTCATGGATTCATTACATACAAGTGCGCAGTAACGTGGATACACAGCTTGAACACAAACAAGTTGCAGTAGCGTGTGCGCAAGCAATTAGCGCAGTATTTCCAATGGTAAATGACTTTGTTTATAAGGAAGAACCAGTTTTAGAACCTATTAAAGAAGAAATTGTTGAACCTAAAAAACTTAAATGGCATCAACACTTTTTTAATTTTTACAAACACTAATCACAACAAAGCCGGCATATGCCGGCTTTATCATTTATATTTACAAGTTAAAATCCTTACTATACGTCTTACCTACTACTAAAGGAGCATCTTTAAAATATACGTTCACAAACGCTTTTCCTCGAAATGCATTGTCTGGAATTGATAGTGTAGATGTAGAACTCGACTCTCCAACTGTAGAAAACGAATAATCGTTTGGATCAACTAATTCATACGTTGCCTCATATACTTTTTTGTGTATATTATTAGTAGCACTTGTAATATTATCAGTAACAGATATAGTAGACCAGTCATTGTTTACAACGTTTGATATCCCTCCGGTTAACTCACGCGACGGTATTGCAGGTAATGATGGTAGTAATACTGGTCCTGTAATGGGACCAGTATTACCTCCTCCTTGCACTGGTCCAATAATAACAATTCCAGCATTTGGGTCTGCTAACCCAATTGCTGTTGTTTTTGTTGCAGTTTTACCATCTACAAACGTAATTGTTAATATTGCTGATCCAATTATACCATATGGTATAGTGCCAGTTCCTGTTCCTGTCTGTATAGGTAAGGTTATCTGTGGAGAAACACCTACAGTAACACCAGTACCGCCAGTACTATATGTGTAAACTGCAGTTTTTGATATAATTTCTAACTGACTTGTTGTTGTATCAGATACTACAAACACAGTATTAGAACCGTTTTTAGTATTTGAGGTAGTAGTAAAGCTTCCAGTAATTACACGTAATGCTTCGTCAACTGCAGTTCTACCACTTGTAGATTCAGTCGCATAACCTGTAGCATTTCTTGCAATAACTGTTACTGTATAATTTACATACTGTTGCAAATTATTATATGCGCGTATAAAGAGTCCGTTATTTTCAGAAATTATTGTCGGATAGTTTGGATTTACATCTATATTTGTTTCATAACTAGCTACTGCACCACCTGAGGTCGGAGCCCTCCATTGGATTGCTAAACTCGAAGGTGATATTGCACTAATTAACAAACTAGTAGGTTTTCCGGGAGATGCAGGTGGTTGCTGTATTAACTCCTGTATTCCAAACGATCTCGTAATTGGTAACGTTCTATCATCTCGAAAATGCAACGTTAATGTTGCAGATCCAATAACACCTGCTGGCATTACAAATGAAGTTATTGGTGTGTTTCCCGCTAGTGTATCATATTTTTGAACGTTATATTGAGGAGCTGCCTCACCACCAACATACCCAGTAACATATGATGCTAAGAATGATCTGCCATCAATATTAGCTGATACAATATTGTCAGATATAGAAATAGTAACAAAATTAGTAGTACCTTGTCGCGTACTAGTTATATTAAATTCACCTGTGTAATCTTGCGGTAGTAAGGTAAACGCAGTAGTAGCAGTTGTCTGTGCAGAATTTGATCCTGACACATTAATTGCAGTTACTGTAATTGTATATAATGTATGTTGAGTTAACCCCGATAATGTAGTTGTGTACAAATCTCCAGATGCATCTGTTGTTGTATAGATTGTGTCAGTACCATTAATTGGAGTACTTGTCGCATATTGTGCAGAAACTGTATATCGGTCAGCTGACCCACCTATTGGGCTAGTAGTCTTACGCCAGTGAACTAACATTGACGTGTTTTGTATTCGACTTACACTTACTGCCGACGGTGCGCCTGCTACCGATTGCACTGCAGGTAAATTAGATTTTTCTGTCGAAACTGTTAATTTTTGTCCATCTGCATATGTTAATGTTAAAAATCCTTGGCAGTCAGTCGAAAATGCAATATCAATTGGGTTTGGTGCCGACTGAGCTGCTGTCTTAGTTGCTTTAGTACCGTATACATAATAATAAGTACGTTGTGCGCTAATATCATCACTAGTAATGTTAGCTGTTATTGATGCAATTACTTTAGTACGATTTGTGTCGTAAGCTAAATTTAAAGTTAATGTACCTGAATATTCATGCACTGTACCAGGTGAAATTGTACGACCAGTCCACGGAGTCCACGATCCTATATTATCGCCATACTGTGATTCAACATACTCAAAAGTAATTGATACCATACCATCGTCTGGGTTTGACCCTGCAAATCTAAATCCAGTCGGGACATACGATGTTCCGCCTTTGCCGCCAGTTGCACCATCTTTAGATGTATTACCAAGAGTTCCGGCGGCGCCACCTGGGGCGCCGCCACCACCGCCACCGGCGCCACCTTTACCGCTTCCATCAGAGCCTGTTACACCGTTAGAAATTGCAGAATAAGATGATGATTGGTTAGTAGCAGAGGCATTACCACCTGCACCACCGCTTTCTGTTGAATAACTTCCTCCGCCGCCGCCACCTGCACCTACACATACCGGGGTTCCTACAAAAGAAGTCCCAATAAATATTGCAGATGCGCCGCCGCCTGCACCGCCGCCGCCTGATTCAGATGCACCACTCTTCCCTCCAGAGCCGCCTATTCCTAATACGTTGTTAACAGCAATACCCGGTGCATACCGAACACTTTCTGCCGGAGTTCCTAGTTGCCCGACTACTACGGATAAAGAAGTAGCTGATGTTAATGCAGTCGATGTACCACTTATTGAATCACCAGGAGTTGGATTTCTACTATATCCCATACTTCCGGCAGCTCCTGAAACAACAACTGATTTAACTTTCACACCGTCTCGAAATACGATAACACCCGATACTCCGTAATGTTTAGTAACCGTTTTTATTACATCTGTAATAGTTAGTGTAGCAGTTCTAGTATTCCCATCTTCAAATTTTGCAGTAAACGTACCAACACCTGCACCGGGGTTACTATCTTTATACTCTATTGTTAACTTACCAGTACTATCTAAATTTGCTTTATGCCACGAACTGTTGCTTGTAAAAGTACCTGTACCAACTATTGATATTAACACTTGTGAGCCAGCTTTACCACCTGTTATCATTACGTTTGAAGTTCCATTAGATCCGCGTGACGCAGGATCAATTACTATCGATTGATTATATATTGTTGCAACTTCTAATGTAATATCTGCACTACTAACAAACAATGATGCATTTGTATAAGGATTGTTAGTAGTAAATTTTATAGTAAATGCCAAATAACCAGTTAATCCGACAACTGGACTTGCTTGTAAATTTGCAAAAACTTGATAGGTATTTGATGATAAAAATGTAGTATCTTTAGTTGTTAACACACCAGTTGTTTCGTTAGCACCTAGTGACCGGCGTATTAATGGATTAGTTGTTTCTACAGTAATTGTTATTGGTAATATTCTATCAACTGGATCAAATTGAGCTACTACTTTATACACAGTAGTATCAGTAACTTTTAATGTAAACGGCTGTTCTTTGATAGATGCAATAATTTGTGGTTTTGGAGGTTCATTAACTGTTAATATAGCAGAACACGATGGTGTTTTGCTATTAAAACTTGCAGTAAATGTTTTAATTCCACCAGTTTTCCATGTACTAATGTTTGCTGTGTAATTTCCATTTACATCTAATTTAAATCCTTGTCCAACTGCATAGTCCACACCCATATCTTTCACAGGAGCACCAGTTGAAAGTATAGACCCCTGATCTTCAGGTTTACCGCCGCTAATACTCAATGTAGACACTTCGTTATAATTAACAGTTGGCTTAACAATTTTCATAGTTGGGGCATATACAATTGCAATTGGAGGTGCATTAGGAACTATAAATTCTAATATTTTAGAAGTTATAGTACACGTTGGTTCTGTTACACTTGTAAATTGAACTTGAAACTGTTCGGAATTTTTAATCTCTTGACGATATGCTGATGTATATGTAATTTCAAGCGTTGAGGTGCTACTAGTAGTTACAATTTTAGAATTAGTCGAACCTTGATTTAATGCTCCAAAAATAAATGTGTGTGATGCATTAACAATAGAACACTTAAATTGTTCACCAGTAAACGCAGGAGACACTGCAGCTGTAATTCTTAAAGTTCCAGTTTCCTTGTTAACAACTGCTGATGCTGACGCTGGCATAGTAATACCTGCGATACTTCCAACACCGTTACCATTAAAATAACCTGTAATATCAACAGTATGTTTTAGTTTTTTTGAAGTATCCTCAAGTTTTACTTTTGGACTTGACCCTTGATTTGTTAACACTTTTCCAGGTTCGGTAGCGTCTACTGATATATAAAATTCAGTTACTGTATCGTCTAACTGATTTGCAACTGCAGTAAAATCAAACCAAGTATTATTAGATGGATCTTTAGTTTTACTTCCACTATTAGTTTGTAACCCTAATCGTTTATAATCAACACCAATTAAAGTCCAGCTTATTAAAGTACCGGCAGGAACTGACGTTGGCGTTGTAACTGTAAATCGAACTGTGTTCTTTGTTGGTGTTTCATCAATTGTCAGAAAATTAGCAGTAATTACATACGAATCCGGAGCAACTAATGTAAATGTAGGTTTAAGACCAGTAGACCCAAACCGTAAATTAGTACTTTGAGGGAGACTATAATTAAGAGTATGTGGCTGATTTAATAGTTGGTTACCTGTTACTGTCCGGACATCGCTAATCTTACCTGTTGCCGGCGCTTGAGAAAGTGCTGTAGGATCCGGAACACTAACTATGCGTTCTACTGTAAAAGGAGCCGGAGTTGGTGTATATGCATCTGGATCAGCAAAAATTTCAATTGTTGTAAATGGATAATAATAGGGTACAAATACTTTATACACTAAATCTGGAGCATTTTTTCCTGCTGGACTATGTATTAAAGTATTACCAGTATCAAGATAAATATCTATGTTTTTAAGGTAATACAGCTCTACATATGTATACGTATTGGAATGGTTTATCTCGTATGTTAAGAGAGCTCCGCCAATTCTTAATTCAAGAAGAACTGCAAACCCTATCCATATGGCAGATAAACTAGGTGTTGCAACACTAAAATCAAGTTTGGCTTGGTTAGCAGGTAGAGTTATTGAACCAGTTAACACCAATTGCGGCGGCAGCACTGGAGTGCCTGTACCAGCTATATTTTTCCAAGGCACAATCACCCAGTCAATTACCCGATCCGATGCAGTAGGTCCATCGGTAGTAAGAGTAAACTCCATTGGATCACCTAGTATAACCTTACTATACTTAGCTGTTAAGTACCAGTATTTATAATTTGGTGTAGTTGGACCACCTGGGGTAGTTGTAACTGGACCACCTGGGGTAGGTGTAACTGGACCACCTGGAGTAGTTGTAACTGGTGCATCTTTAATTGTTACTGTCCCGCTAGATACATAACTAGATTGCGCAAGGTTGTATAATCTAACAGTAAAAGGTCTGCTACCTTTTGCTGGGTTAGGATTAACAGTAGTTAACGTAAGTGTTCCGGCATATCCGGTAATTAAATTTACATTTAGTGTCATGCTACCTTCACCAAAATCGCTAGCGGTAATTGCGCCAGGGACTGTTGAGACAATCTCGCATAACAACTGTGTATTAATATCAAGCTTTGGTGACGTAACTTCAAATACTATAACATTACCTGCCGTAACCTCGCGGGCTGTTTCTTTAATTTTATACGGTGTATCCTCAGTAATAGTAATAGTTGGGCTACCGCCTGTTAATATAATTAATACATTACTTTGATATATTTCAACTTGGAACTGTTCCGACCCTTCTGGAGCGATGAGTGAACCAACTGTTGTTGATATAGAAAGATTGTAAGAACTTGCTTCTTTAGTTACTATAAACGACCCAGTTAAACTAGCCGGTGAAAAATCAGAGCCGTCTAACGTGCTACCATTAGCACCTACTCCAATAAGTCTATAAGAGTATGTTATGTCTTGTAGTAACTTTGGAGTTGAGAATACAAATGTTGCTGTATTACCCTCCATTACTGAATTATTTGGAGTAGTTGAAGTTAATGTATATACTGCAAGTTCTGTAATTTTTACAATTGGACTCGGTAAACCTAACGTAACCGGTGTTTGACTACCTTGAGGTCTTAATTCAATACGGAATGATTCATCAACTTCTTTAGGTGAATTAGCTGCAGCAAGTAACGTAAAATTACCTAAACCATATTGATCAATCGTAACTGGATTAGTTAACGATGACAATCCAACAAAATCATCAGAAGTTATAGTACTGTTAGCTTCAGGAACAATCGTATATGTCATTGTTGTACCAAACGAAGCATCCGGAGTTGAAATATCAAATCTTACGCCAGTTGAACTACCTTCTGTAATTGAAGAATTATTTGCTTTAATTAGGTAAGGAGTTGCATCAACTAATGATACTGGCATTGCGCTAGTAGCAACCTCTGTGCCGTTAACTGACCCAGTACGTAACACAAGTAAGAACATACGATCAGCGTCAATTCTATTATTATTTGCAGAAGCTGTTACAGTAATAGTAGTGCGACCTAATTTACTTGCAGTGCCCGGATTGTCATATGTAATATATACCGGAGATGAACTTTGAGTTTGCAATAATTCGCAATTATTACTTCTAACTGTCGACCAATAAAGCGGAGTTGCTGGTAATACGTTATCTGTAAGAACGTCAAATATAACCGATTCACCTTCTATAATTTTTGTTTTTCTAGGAACAACATCGTATGTTGGTGGTTCTGGTTCTGGAACCACTATAGTTTGAGAGGTGTCAACCATAGTAACAACTGTACTAGTAGCTAATAAAGTTCCTGATGTACTCCACAATTTTAACCCAAAATTCTTAATACCCGATTCAGTAAATGTATCTTTGTTTATTGTTCTAAAAATCTTTGCAGAATTACCATTAACTGTAACTGATCCGGATGTTGAATCAGTAAAGTCCGGATGATCGGTTGTGTTTATGGTACCAAGGGTTGAAAACGTAGTCCAGTTTAACTGGAGTTTTTCTTGATCTGAAATCCATGGTGTAGTAACATTAAACTGTACAGTATCGCCTTCGTTAGCTGACACTACCGACGGACTAATAGTATATGGTATAATCTCATTTAATGTAATTAACTCCGACTCTTTTTGAACTGCACCTAATTTTGAATCAATACGTAATTGAATCTTGAATGTTTCAGGCTCTTCAGTTACATTATCACGTCTAGCTGAAATAATAAATGAACCTTTATTTTTTGTAGTAAGTGCATACCCATCTAATCGTTGTGCTGCGCCACCTTGCGCATCCGATACAATAAAATCATCAGCAGTAATATTACCAGCATGTCTTAGTGTAGTCCAAAATATTTTAGTGTTGTCCGGTAAAGATGGTGTTGTAAAACTAAAAGTAATTGCAGTTGAGCCTTCAGTAAATGACGGTGTAGACGCATTAATTGTAAACCCAACATCTTCACCAATTGTAACTATCGAACTAGTAGCAACCTTAGTACTAATTGCAGAGCCTGTTTTTAAAATTAAATGGAACGATTCTTTGCCTTCAGTTAATGCGTCAAGAATTGCAACCCTAGGAATAGTTCCCATGTTACCGTTAATCTCAACAGTACCTGATAATCTGTTATCTGTAAAATCCGATGCTGTAATTGATCCAGTATCTACTACAGTTTGCCAGTATAATAGTGTTCCGTTTGCTAAAAATGGTGTTTTAACTTCAAAATTAACACCTGGTTGATTTTCAACAATATATGATGTTGTTGGTAAAATTTCATAAGCAACGGTTTCAGTAATAGAAGTAAGTTGGCTTGAAACTAAAATTGGGCCGCTAGTACCTTCAGATGCCCGAATTTCTAAATGAAATTGTTCAATACCTTCTACTAATAAATCGGTTGCAGCACGTCTAAGAATACTACCTTTATTAGCATTAATTACAACCGTACCATCGATTGCGTTATCTGTAAAATCAGATGCGATAACAACACCTTGTCTAGACACAGTAGTCCAGTATAATATAGTACCATTAGTCAACCACGGTGTAGTAAGATCAAACATAACACCTGCTCCAAGTGCACCGCTTGTAGTACTTTCTGCCATTGTTGCCGGAGTTCTAAGTAATTGATAGGTTACAGTTTCGTCAATAGTAATTGGATCACTATCAACTAACCATTTTGTCATCCCAACGTCTGAATATACCGATAAATGAAATGTTTCATTACCTTCAGTTAACAAATCTTTTTTTGCTTTTCTAACAACAATACCAACGTTATTTTTTATAACAACTGAACCAGTTAATGTACCATCAGTAAAATCTGTAGCTGTTAGCACACCGTTATCTTTAACTGTTTTCCAATATAATTTTGTATTTACTGGAAGTTTTGGTGTGTTAATAGTAAACGTTACTTTAGTTGTTGAATCTTCTGGAATAGAATTATCATCAGCAAGTACAACATACGGTACATCTGGTTCAATAGAAACTTTATCAGTAATTTTTACTAATTCACTAGTTTGAACAGTTTTTGAAATACCAGTATCTAGATTAACTACTGACAACACAATTTGATAAGATTCTGCAGTAGTTTCAGATAATGTATCTTCATAAATTGTTCTATACAATTCAGTTAAGTTTCCATATACTGTGATAACGCCATTTAATCTATTATCTAAAAAGTCGTTTGCTTGAAGTGACGGTGTTAATACTTTTGTTGACCAATATAAATCAGTTCCATCTTTTACATTTTTAGTAACAATTCGGTATAATATAGTTTGACCTTCTGTTACTGCAGTTGTTGACAACGGTAAAATTGAATATGTCGGCGCAGGTGGTGTCAACGAAGTGTCTGTAATTATTTCTAATGAACTTAATTGTGCAAGTACTGGACTTTTAGGATCGTTATCAATTCTTAATTGAACTTGGAATTGTTCTTTACCTTCTGTAAATAAGTCTGCAGCCGGAATTAATGTAAATGTTCCAGTATTGCCTACAATATCAACTGTTCCGTATAACGTGTTTAATACAAGATCCGATGTTGGATCAAAATCAGATTTTGAAATACTAGTACCAAACACTGTAAAATATAACAAGCCGTCGGAGAAATTCGTAGTTGTTACAGTAAACACAACATTAAGATTTGTTTCATTAACGCTAGCTATAGACCTTGATAATGCATAAGTTGGGTTAGACACCCCTGCAGCAAATTCACTATATGCAATCGGAGGTGAAATATCAACATAACTACCTGATGCATAATACGCGCTAACAACACTATGAATTACACCAGTTACATTTGCTCCGGCGTTTATGTAATAAATTGTAAAAACAATAGTAGCAGTGTCATTATCTTTTCTAGCTACAATTTGATATATATTAGCCGACGGCGTATCTGATTTAGTTTTCTTAAATACAATTTGATCATCTGCAGTTAATGATTTAAAACCAACTGACGATCCTGTTGATTTAGTCGAAGTAGTTGATGCATATTTAAAACTAACTACTCCTAATCCAGATAATAATGAACTCCATGCAACTGATTTTGTATTAGTTGCAGTATTAACACTCGACGCACTAAATTCAATGGAACTACCGGTATTAAAATAATAACGCATTTGTTCCGCGTCATCAAACTGTACAGTTACTGTGTGAGTAGTTGTATTGTTCCATGTGTTAGACGGTGTTTCTTCGTTTGCTAACTCAACCCTAGTTGCTTGTGTTGAATGAGGCGGCACTAATTTTGATGCCTCAACTTGAGTCATTACTGTTAAAAATTGTGACCACTGTCCTGCAGTAATGGTAGTTCCTATTACAGAAATAGGAAGTGTTGCAGGTATACCAACTTGGTGATATTTAGCAGCTAGTATATCGTTACGTAATTCTGTAAAATCAGGTATTTGTGCCGGAACAGTAGTGGCTAACTGAGAACTTTCTAATAGTTGTCCGTATCCAAACTCGTTTGCCCCAACACCTAGAATTTTTGAAATTCTAGCTTGGAGTGCATTATAATCACTTGTTAAAATTGCCATTTATTTCTTGCTCCTTACAGCACTAATGCTTCAACTATTTTAATATCTTCAAACTCGCTAGAATCTAATGCAACTGCAAATACAAAACTTGAATCATCTGCATTTGTATAACTTCTTGCTACACCACTATCAGTAGAAATTAATCGATCACCTTTTGTTACTTTTCCAACTACTTTTACCGGTACGCGTCCTTTTAATGCAATTGCAATGCCGCCTTCTAGGCTAGCATTCATTAAGTACGCAGGATCTTGTGATACGGTACCAATTGCACGATGTCCTGATGTTGCAGCAGTAACTTCGTTATCACCGCCGATCATCATTACAGTTCCCACGTCATATACTGCATCGGCTAAGTATTTTTCTGCAATATCACCATTTCCTAAAAATGCATTACCAATAAAGTATGTTGCAGTAATTGACCCTGCGGTACATTGGATTCCACCAAATTCGATAATATCATTTGTTCTTACTACTACAGTATCCGGATCTGCTGCTGCACTAGCTAATTTTGCAACGCCGTCGAGTGTTACTCCATCGGCACTAGTTGCATTACCTTCAAATGTAGTTGCATATACTGTATTAAATTTTTCAGTAGGTGAACCAATATTTGAATTATTCGCATTACCAGGTATAATATTTTGACCAACTAATTTCATTGGATATTTTGTTAATGTTAATTCAGTTGTTTTAAATGTAATTGTACTGTTGCTTTGATTGTAAAATGTAGGTGTAGATCCATCGATTGATATAAGTAATCTTTCATTTGGAGCAGCACCGATTGATAATCCAGTATCTGCAAAATTTGCAAGATTTGGAAAAATTGGTAAAGTTTTGTTAATGTACTCGCTAGATTCAAACCCATCTAATCTTTGAGAATCAGATGCAGTTCCCCAAAACTGATACGTATCCGATGTAAATAATGTTGAATTAATTCCTTTAATAGTAATACCGGGATAAATGGTTAAGAAACCAACTGAAGTTAAATCCTCTGTAGGATCTAAAGTAAATTCAGCTGACGCGCTGCTAATTACAAACGTAGTAACATTGTCAATCATTGCTTCTATAACTTCGTAAGATTCACCGTCATCTGCTAATACTGTACTAGATTTCATTGCAGTTGAAATACCAATAAGTTTCCCACCAATTAATACATTTTCAGTTGCACTTTTACACCATAGTTGTTCATTAGTAGTATTCCAAAATAAATCACCAGTTTCTAAATCGTTAATCTTAGTAACACTATTATTTACAACTACCTCAACTACTCCAAGTGTACGCCATTTTCCAGTACCGTTGTTAAGTTTTAATTTTTGTTCAGAAGTATCATACCATAGTTGGCCAACGATTGCTTTTGGTGGAGCAGTTTGACTTGCAAAATTCTCAAGCAACCATGTGTAATTTTCGTTTTGAGCTTCGCCATAACCGGCATAATTTTTGCCAATTAATTTAAGATCAAGAGTAGTATTGATTGTGCCATCATCTACTACTGCTGCTTGATCACCGTTGTATTTGTTAATGATGTATGCCATCTTGTAGGATTCCTTATTTTATTATATTTAGTTGTATTTGTTATAAATTAGCTTGGAATTTGCCATGTTCCACTTGTTAAGTAAAACTGTCTAATAGTTATTTGGCTTTCAATTGGAGCAGTAGTGTCATTGCAAATCACCTTACATCTAGTAGTGCCGCCTGCAACATTATATTCAGATGGGGGGAATAATACATTAAGATAGTCTGTTATAATCTTTGCATTTTTATCTCCAGTAAATGCAGAAATGTCAACTGATACAACTAATGGTGCTAATTTTATACTGTTAATTAATGTACGTTTATTTACGGCATCTTGTAAACTTACCGGATCTGCAACATTTGTTATTATTGATGAGTTAATTAAATTTAAACCAACTTTAATTTGATCCGAAAAGCCAGATGCTAAGATATCAGAACCGGGAGTAAATTCTTCATTACTATAAATTGCAAACAGTACAGTATCAATTACTAATACCATTAGTGTTTTAGGTATATCATAAATGTCTAACACTTCAATAATGCTAAATCCAGTTACTGCAGGATCGTACGGCCCTGCTAAAATCGTTGCAACTCCGTCATTAAAATACAATTGCTGACGTTTACTATCAATCCATATATCGCCTTGTGCAATTGACGACGGCACGATATCAGACACAATAGTACCACTAGTTAATTTAAACCCTGCAGTGCTGTCATATACTTTTACCCGTTTTTCAATTGTATCATACCACAACTGCCCTTCAACCGGATGCAACGGCTGTGATGTATTAGCAAAATTTTCTAATAATCTAACTAAATTTTCATTAATATATTCACCGTATGCACTTGCACTTTTACCAATTAACGTTAAATCAGTTGCTACTTGATCAATATTTCCATCAGTAATTTCAGTTAATACTGAACCATCTGTTTTGTTTATAATATAACTCATTGTAATACACCAGTAAAAATAATATAATTTATTGTTTGATATGGATTCATAATTGAATTAGGATTTCCTGTGGCATTCTCTGTCACATTGCTTCCGTGTACGCCAACTACCGACGGTACACCAAACGATTCACTTCCTGAACCTGCACCTAATGTAGTTGATGAATTATGATGAACTCGGAATGCTCGATCGCTGCCAGCAGTCCCAATACCATTTCGATTGCCGCCTGCATTTACTTCTAAGTTTGATGCAGTACGCACTGTTAAATCGTTATCCATGTCATCTCTGCCTAACGGAAACCGTCCTCGCAAATCAGGTAATGCAAATGTGCCGTCACCTACTAATCCTGTTTTATTTCGATATGAGTACCCAATTATATTAAATAAATCTGGATACGATGCAATTTGAACTTCACAGCCGTCACATAACAAATAGCCAACAGGTGCATATATACCTGCATATGTTATAATTGACCCAATTGGCACTACTGGTACAGATGCTAAAAATAGCTGCTTAGTAGTTCTTTGTAGACCAGTACTTGGGCGAAATGTTAAGATTTCATCAGTTACTAACGATTTAGTTGCTGCCGGTTTTGCTGAAATAAAATTAGGACTTACTGTAGTTTCAAGTGTTACATTTGCAGAACCATTAAATGGGACAGCAGTAGCTGTTACATCACCTGATACTGTAAACAGTCTAGCAAATTGTAACGTATTTGCAGAACCGTATACATTACCGTCTACGTTGCCTGTGATATCTCCGTTAATATCACCATAAATTGTTTGAGCATAGATGTCTCTAAATGGTAAACTTTCTGATCCAATATCATATAACGGCATTCCAATTTGTGTTTCCGAATATGATGGCAACATTACTGATCCACCGCTCTCTTTATAAAAGCTAACCGTATTGTTAAATTTAGCAGTATCGCCAAAATTTGACTTTTTAGTAACTGCTAATCCGCCACTTGTTATAATACTGCCAGTTGTTAGTGATGTAGAATCAGATGTACCAGTAACCTTTAACGCACTATTAGTTAAAATATTTCCATTTACATCTAATGCTTCAGTTGGTGACGAATTTCTAATCCCAACTGTTAAATCTGACTTAATAAACAGTCCAGACGAATATCCAGCATCAGCACTTTTAATTTGACCATATACTGTTACTGGTCCAGGATTAACTGCTATTACATAGCTAACTGAACTTGCACTAGCGCCAACTACTGTAAATGTTCCGTTATATGCAGTTGGAATAAATCTAGCAACACTAATCGATGTACCAATTGCAAATGGAGTTTTTGGTAACGTTGCAAATGTTAATGTTACAATAGTTGATGACCAAGATGCGCCGACAGCTAAAATAGTATCTTCTGAATTAGTAAAATCAAAACTAATGTTTTTACCAGATCGTGCAGTTAAGCTAACTAAATTTGATACATCATCAACACTTATTTTAAAACTAATATTAGTGCCAATACCAATTCCATCGTTTGATCGAATATTAATTGATTTACTAGTTGATGAAATTACATCTGATCTTAAAAAATTATTTGAACTAACTACACTTCCATTAATAACTAATCCATCTGCGCTTTCTGCAGTTCCCCAAAATTTAGTTAGATTAACCGATTGATTAGCAGTTGACAAATTAATACCTTTATTAATCTGTTTAAACCCGCTAATGCTTAACTTCGGAGTAAATGCAGATTGACTAATAATAACAACTTGTTCATTTTGCGCATATATAGCTGCAACTGCATGGTCGTCACCTAAAATATCAGTAATAATCTCAACTACTGGACCTGATTTTAATCCACTACTAAACTGCGGACCAATTAAGTCCCAGTTTGACCCCGAAAACATAAACAACTGTTTAGTATTTGGATTTACCCATAAATCGCCATTAACACTTTCTGTTAATGACGGTGGGGTTGATGCTTTTTTAATAGCACCTGCCGGATTCCATATGGTTCCATTATAAATTTTAAGTGCATTAACTCCAGGAGTATTATCATACCATAACTGTCCTTCAACTGGATTTAATGGTGCAGAAATGTTTGCAAAATTTTCCATTAAATGTAGAAAGTTTTCGGCAATTATTTGACCATAACCTGCATAATTTTTTCCAACAAAACTCAACGATGTTGAGTTATTAATAACCTGATCTGCAACAATTGTTTTTTGTTGGCCATCTGTATGATTAACAGGATATGACATTATTGAACTCCTACTACACTAGTTAAACTTTGAATTCGTACTGTATAGTCAATCTGAATTAATCGATTTAACGATTTTTGCACTGGGTGAAAAATAACATGAGTTAATAACATGTTATTGCCATCTGCACCGTAAGACTTTAATCCTAATTCATCAAAAATAAATGCGTTGTTAACTGTTGAAGAATTATCAAATGCAGATTGCCCTGCAGGTTCAGTATAATCTAACAAGCAAGTAACAAATACATCAGTATAATTGTGACCAGGCACATGTCGAGTTTCAATATAATTACGAGTTGGATCTAAATTGTTAATTGACGAATCATTAACAATCTTAGAAAATTGCTCGTTATATAAACTAGCATTTGAACCTGAGCTATTTGGCGTTAAATATGTAATAATTCCAGTATCATCAATGGATGTGCCCCCGTTACCAAAACTCATCTCATATATAAACCCATCTCCTCTGTTTGCAATCCCTCTTGCTAACGCAATACTAATATTTTCATAGTGAATTGCGTTACGTTTATTCACATAAACTTCTTTACTAGCGGGATCAAAAATCTTAAGATGTCCTTCGATATGTATCCCTGTTAAATCTGTAGTCTGCATAATGTTCTCTCGTTATTCTATATTTATCACGTGATAATAAGTGTTATGTTTATTTGTATACACGGATTTTAGCTCTAGGAAATACATTCCCAACAGTTGGTCTTACTTTAAAATTTCTTTTTGGGTATACTGAATTTACTAACGGGCGTTCTGGATATGCATACAAATATAAATTTGGTGCACCTTGTAAATCATGTGTATCCGAAGTACCTCCCGATGTACCTGTTATTTGATTTAGTCTAGCATAAGATTGAATATAGTGTAGTGCATCTGCTTGATTCATAGAAGGATACGCCTCTAATACACATGCTAACACTCCGCATACTTGCGGACTAGCCATAGATGTTCCAGAAATTTTTCCATTAAAATAATTACTATTTGTTGGGTCAGTTACAGCCCCATAATAATGGTTGTCATTGAATGAACTCATTATATTAGTTCCAGGTGCAAACACAGTAATTCGAGGTCCGGTGTTACTATACGATGCTTTATCTTCTACAGAATTTATGCCAACTGCACCTACAGCAATCACATTTGATACAGCCGCAGGTGCCTGACCCCTATGTTGATACCAAAGATAATTAGTTTCGTCATATGTAGCATCAAACGTATTATTATAATCAAGGCCGTCATCGTTATCTATAAAGAACGAATCATTGCCTGCTGCAGCTACGATTATTATTCCGGCAGCGATTGCTTGTTCTATGTCAGCTGCAGTTGCTTCATTAAAGTATGGCACCGTTGCAGTTACTACTCCTGATTCTGTAGTGTTATAAATTCCAACAGAATTTAATTCAGCAGCGGTTAATGCTACAATATCGTCACCAATTTCAGTGTTTCGATAACTAGCATACGTAATTGGTCCGGTTGTATAGCCTAAAGTATTTGGAAATTTTAAAGATGCTCCGTAACTGCAATTACATATAGTTGGGTTTTTAACACCAGTTGCGGGATTTACAGTTTTTGATAAATGAAATGCTATTATGTAATCCCACATAATTAACGAACTTAACGAATTTGGATTAGTACTAGTATACGGGCTAATGTTATAAATGTTTGCATCGCGTGCCCACCCGTTTTCATTACCTGCTGCTACTCCGGCAACATGACATCCATGATTATTATCCGATGCTGCGTCCGATCCAAACCCGGTTGAATATGGAGTATATGTATAAGTTCCAGATAACAAAGTTGCTGCATCATCGTCAACTGACGATACTAATGAATTTAGCGTATACCAATCAAATTGATTAACTCTACTTCCGCCTGTGCCATTGGCATTTATACTAAATGTTGGATGTGATGGATTAACATGTCCGTCAACAATAATAACATCAACATTCTTACCACTTAAACTGTAAGATGATGTACTTGTAATACTTGGAGTTCCTGGATTTCCCCACGGGCTTAATTGATTTCCATACGTACACCGCTTTATACCCCAGTTATAGTGTGTTCCCCAATTAGTTGACGATTTGTCATAAGTTTGAGACGGTGTTGTCCAGTTAGGTGTAATTGAATTTAATATCATTTCAGCTAATGTAACACCTGCAACTCTTGGATCATTATTAATTAATTTTGCTTCTTCATGAGTTAGCATGTAATGTGTATTTCTACTAATTGGTCTTCTACGATATACTAGAACAGCACGTTCTGGTATATCAGTAGTTCCGCCTGTCGTCTCGAGATCGTGATAAAAATCATCAGAATCCTCTAACTTATGTAACGTAATGATATATTCATGAAGATCTTTCATTTTATATCTCCAACGGTAACAACGTTAATGTTACAGTGATTGTACAAGGAACTTGACTTGTATTAGTTACTGCTAATTGAATATTTGAAGTTGGTACAGCTTCGTCGCTAAATCCAAAAACTCCTGGTGTAATTGGAACTGTTGCGTTTGTAATAGTAATAACTTCAGCAAGTATGCCTTGTATAGACGGATCACTTGTTTGTAATCTAGATGCATCTGATGTTCTTGATGCGGAATTTGTATAGATTCTTACCCATGCACCGCCGCTACCTGCTGAAGAAAATGTCTCAACTTTGTACAACGCATAACCTTTGTATCCAACAATTGTTAAATTAACAGTTGAACCAGGAAATATAACTGTTGTTGTATTTGATACAGGTGTTCTTGAACTAGCAAGAGTACTAGTAATTACACCACTACCGTTAATTATAATAGATGTACCGTCAACTTTTACACCGCCTAACTCAGTAGTTGTTGCAATTGGTAGTGAATATGCAGCAGCTGCACTAATTATACCATTAGAAATAGTAATAGTAGTGTTGTCAACTTTTACACCGCCTAACTCAGTAGTTGATGCAACTGGCAATAAATATGCAGAAGCTGCACTAATTATACCATTAGAAATAGTAACAGATGATCCATCAACTTTTACGCCACCTAACGCAGTTGTACTAGCAATTGGTAACGTATATACTGAACTTATAACACCACTATTATTAATTAAAATAGATGATCCGTCAACTCTCACACCGCCTTTTTCAGATTGGCTCGCTGTTGGTAGTGAATATGCAGCAGCTGCACTAATTATACCATTAGAAATAGTAACTGTAGTACCGTCAACTTTTACACCGCCTATTGTACTTGTACTTGCTGTTGGTAGTGAGTAGACTGAAGTACTAATTACACCACTTCCGTTAACTGTAATAGAAGATCCGTCAACTTTTACACCGCCTATTGTACTTGTACTTGCTGTTGGTAACACATACGGAGTTACTATTGCGTTTATTGTACAATTATTACCTACTTTAGATAATGTAATGTGAGATCCTGCAAGTAATCTAGTAAACACCGAATCATTGTTCTGATACAATTCGGTAAAATTACTATTAATTTTTATTGCACCACCTCGCAGTGTATCACCTGTTGCATCATTAGACGATGAACCTACGTTTATTGTTTGTTTAGCCATTTATTTTATCCTTAATTAAAATCTTGTATCTTCACTATCAAATGTAATGCTAGTTGAATCATATGTTATTGAGATATCAGCATAATCAACTCCAGGTACTGACCCTATAAAATTTAATTCTGTTTGATTGTTAACCCATTTACTGCCTTGTCGTTTAATAATAGTTACTATTGTATTTGCACTTAACACATTTGTTAATCGTATTTGTTTAGTAGTACCGTTTACTGAAAAGTCTGCATCAAATGTATGCTCACCTTCTTCAGAATTTATATTGTAAACAACATACGGCGTCTTTTTCAATCGTATATTTCCAATAAAATAATTCCATTTACTACGATCATTTTTAAAATTACTACTACTTACATGTTGAACTGCGCATCGGTAAACATACACTCCAACATTTACAATGTCATTCACATAATACACAGTCTCTAATGTCCATATTTTATAATTATCGTATCCCCCAACAAATACTTCAATTTCATCACTTTGTCCATATTCTGCAAGTGCAGGATCTGCAAAACTCCATTTAGTATTTGCTACTTTGTTAGGTGTGTACGACAAATTTATAAAATGGGTTCCATTTGATACTACTTGTTCAATTTGTGTATTTTCAACATATGGAATTGTTTCAGTTAGACCTAGCTCTTGCACAATTGATTCGGCTCTATGCACAGTCGGAATTCCTGTACCCATAGTTCCCCTACGAAGACCGCTTAACACGTTATCTACATTTGAGAAAAATTCAATACGTTCACCATTAATGTCAATTATGCCATAACTACCATACGATGTTTGATCAAACAAACTTGAATCTTCAACTGTAATAGTAGTATCGTAATAATTTAACTCGTTAACTAATCGGGTACGTTTATTTGCATTTAACCGAATATACCGATATTGATTTAACATATTTTTAAAATGCATAAACGACGTAAATTCACCCGATGGCAATTTATTAAATACTTTAATTCCAAGTGTGTCAATAACTTGTCCCGGAACTACTTCTTCTGGACCAATGCCAGCAGTTACTGAATTAAAATCGTCACCATCAACTACTATATCCTCAGCCGATAGCCCATCCGACATTGCGTTATAAGAAAAATTACCACCTGACAATGCAGTGTCATACTCGTTAACTATCGCACCGTCACTTGTTTCTTTACGTATAATAATAGTATCACCTGCATCTGCACTTATTGAAGTTGGAATTTCAATAATATCAGTATCACCTGTTGCAATTGGTGTTAACATTGCTGCATTTGGATTTGCAAGGTCTACTACGTCAATATCGTAAGTTTTTGAATCAATACGCACTGCTTCAGTATTTGGTTTTACAAGATACACGTTTAATCTTGTACCAATTGTTGGAACATATGGAAGTTTAATTGTATAAGAAAACTCGTCACCTAATGTGTACTTAACGTCGTTGAGTGCAGGATCAAAGTTGTCCCAAGTGTCGTTATAGTACGGCATACTATCCCAACCATGATCAACTTCAAAACTTAATCCGCTAACTACTACTCCGCCATAATCGATCCCTGACATCAACTGCGGTAAATCATTTCCTACATCACCCGAATTTGGTTTGTAATAATAATGTATTCTATCGGTTGCCGTTAGCAACCCAGTATCTTTATAATATGATATAATAAGTTCACTACCGCGCATTGGTGCAGTTTTAAATGTAATTACACCAGTGTGAACAGGATGGCCATCAACAATTGATATAACTGTTCCCATTTTATAATTGTCGCGGATTTCAAGTACACCGTTAACAGTTACTGAAGTTTTTCCAATTGATACATCTGGTATCCATTTAAGAATAAACTGAACTTTAGTACCGGTTACGATTGACGCGCCTTTAATAGTTTCAACATGTTGCAAGTTATCAATAAGATAATTTTGATTTACTCGATCAAACTTTAATGCAATATTGCTTGTTCTTACTACGCTTTTACCTAAAATTGGAATAGCAGTTGCAGATTTACCATTATTTGAATACCCTCCAGTAATTACAATCTTAGGTGTTGTTTTATATCCAGACCCTGGAGTAATTAATTTAATTCTAGATATTTGCTTATTAACAATAAATGCGCGAGCGGTTGCGCCCAATCCGGTTTTAGATTCAATAGTTACTGCTGGTTCTGTTAAATATTCTGCTCCACCACTAGTAATTTTTATATCAACTAGTGAATACCCTACATTATCTAACCAAAACTTCCACGGATATGAATTAATTAACGGATTATCGTAATCTACTACTGAAACTACATTTCGATCTAAGTCGTATGCAGGTGGTAAATCAAAATCAGTTATTGCAACATTACTATCATCTAAATTAGTATACGAACTTATATATTCACGGATTTGTGTTCGATACGGCTTCACTTCAGACACATAATCTTCAAAATTAGACAAGTTATCATTTTTATAGGTAACTCGTTGCTGTAATTTACCTACTTGATGCATTACATTTACAAAACTAGTTTTAAATATCCAGTCAATATAGGTTTGCTCATTCATTGCATATCTAACAGTTGAAAAGAACAATTCTAAATACTTAGTTTTTAAATTGCCTATTAGCAAATCATCCTTAATTGCAATTAAAATATTGCGCAATTCAATAGATGCAAAATTGTCATGCATTCCGGAATCATATAACATGCCGTCATACCCAATAACAGTACCGTAAAAATCGTACAATAATGAGCTAAACTGAATAGTACCGTTTTGGCTACCAATTACGGTATACAAGTGTGTCCAATCAAACGATGCAGTTTCTTCTAGTTGTTGGTTAACTGTAGGATCATGTTTTTGCAATAATACCCATCGACCTGAATTAGTTGTTTTTACTTTTACAATATCACCAACTGTATCATTTAGTTGAGATAATTCTGCATACGTGGTTACTAGATGGGTTGCTGTTGTAAATTGATTAAACCCAGGTTTATACCAATCAACATACTTCCAATACTTTGTCGTATCGTACGTGTATGTTAACGATTTATACCATGTGCTAGTAGAAAGAACATATGAATAAATACTCCATTTTCCGTTACTAGTTGCATCACTTAGCACTAATACTGAAAAACTTCTAACTGTTAACACATGATTGGATGTATACCCGTCGCCACCGTTAAGAATTTTAACTCCGGTTATTTGTCCAGATTCGTTAATAATTGACTGAATTACTGCACCCTTGCCAGTACCAGTAACTGTAATATAAGGCGCAATTAAATAGCCTTGACCGGAACTAATAATATTAACATTTGTAATTTTTCCATCTGTAATATCTGCAGTTAAACTAGGCGCAATATAATACTTTGTGATCACATACTGCAATTCTAAATTAGTATCTAATGTAGTGTCATATAACCGCCGAATACTAGTCGGCGGAGTATCATATGATGTTAACAACGAAAGATCTCTTGTATCGACAATTAACTCTGATTTTAAATGTATGTTAGTTTGTTCAATTACTTGTTTAATTGCTTCAAATCGATTAACAAACATACTTTGACGAGGTCTGTTTTCAATACCATATTTTAATTTAGGCGGTAACAGTTGATCTGGCACTAATCGATCGTTAACATCTTTACCGCATAAACTATCAATCCATTTTTGTTCTATAGATGCTGGTATGTCAGTTGACGACGATGTACTAATTAATTTCCATTGAGTGTGTATATTCTGATCAGTTTTATCTATTAACCAGTATTCAATCGATAACACAATATCATCATGCAACAGATATGGTTTAACATTAACTAAACTAAATGAATTTAACCCAGTTAATGCAAGGTATTCATACCCCTCGCCTTTAGGATTTGAAATTACCCTAGAAACATTTGCAGCTGATATTGTTCTACCAATAGTTGACGAAATTGTTTCTTTATTTTTAACCCAATAATAATAAGTAGACGAAAACTGCTGACTTATCGTGTCATATGTTTTTACTTCCACATATGCACTATCTCCGTATAACGATGTTCCACTTATACCTTGCGCTAACCCTGCAGATGTATCAGCGTCTGCATCCCAGTCTGCCGGTAACAACTCAGTTTCAACCCATTCGTAAATATCAACTGATGCACCAGTTGCTAATGTACCTAACATGCTGTTTCTATAAACAGAATTGTCTGTAAAATTGTCAAAGAACTTAGTAGTGCGCACATCCCACCATAACGAACCAACTTGTGCTGCGCCCCATGCAATACCTTCATCCACAGTAACTACAGTAGTTGTAGCATGCGAATAAATTGCAGGATCATATGGGGATTTATACTTTACTTCTCGTTCTGCAATAATAGGATGTTTATTTTGTATAGGGTCTACAACATCTAAATATTTTATTAATTTATTAGATACTTTGTTGTATAAAAACGCTTGTTTAACTTTAGTAATGTCAGGTTTAGTAATTGATGTATTTTTAACTGTCCATGAAAATTGGTTAACTGGCTTAACATATTCATATATTTTTCCAGCACCATTACCTGTACTTGATACAAATACATATGTTGTTGTTATATCAGTAGTTATTGTAGTGGCTATTGGGAATGTAACTGTAAATTCTATAAAATCACTTTGAGGATTAACTGCAGTAATTACCGACCCTTCCGGAATACCGTTGCCAATAATAATGTCGTTAATGGCAATGTTACACACTAAGTCTTTATCTTTATCAATTTTACCAGTAGCCGTTGTATTTGTATGTGCGGTATTATTAATTAGATTAATAGTTGCTGTTTGCTCAGTCCATGCAGGTGCACCTACTATTAAATTAGTAGCAGTAACTGCAAATATTGGTGATGCATATTTTGGTTCTAGGCGTTCACTAAAAATCCAATCTTTTTCATAAATGTTGTATACATCTGCAACAGAAACATAATCAAAATCACAAATTACTAGCGTACGATAGTCGTCTGTAAAAAACACTGCAGGAGCATTTGCTGAACTAAATTCAACAGTTGGAATAACCTGTACAGATTCTTTTAGTGATAAAGAATAGATATTTACATTACGTGCAGTTGAACTTAAAATATTTGAAATTGCAATAAAATCATCATTCTTTGACAATGAAATATGTTGTCCAACGGTGTTAGCTACTATATTATCAATTTGATTAGCTGAGTTATAAACAAAATCTTCATTTGCATAATATACATATACTTTGCCATTTGTACGTGGATCTGATATTGCAATTGTATTGTTTAACGACACTGAAATGTCTGTACCAAACGCATCAGATGCACCAGTCGGTTTACTAATACTAGGTAATTCAGCCCATTCGTAAACTGAAAACGCAATACGACCTGCAGGTTTTTCTGCAGGTTCGAGACTAATTATAATAGTAGTTCCATTAACTACAGATGACACTAAATGGTTAGGTGTAAAACCGTTACCTGATAGTATCATCCCGCGTGATATACCTGCAGTACTAGCAACTACTAATGTAGTGCCTTTACTTCCGTTAGACACAAAGGTAGTGAATCCTTTTTCTGTTAATTTATATTCATATCTATAAACTGTACTAGCAGTTGTACCTACAAACATCATATTAGTACCAAATGCAATAGAATTTCCAAAATGTTCATTGTCTAAAGGCTCTGGACTAATCCGTGTGTCAACTAATACATATAAGCTGTTAACATCTCGTTTATATATTGAAATAACTCCTTGATTATTGCTATCAGCAGTTGGTGATCCTAATGCTAACCATTCTCCATCTGGCGACAACGCAACAACTGTTGCTACATTATCCTCATTATCAACTTCGCTAACACTTTGAAATCTTAATGGACGTTTAATAATTTGAGTTGCAATCCAATCATTTTTAGTGTTATTATAAATTACAACTTCTCCTCTAAAAATATCGTACCCATTATCAGATTTTTGAGATACTGCAATTGTGGTACCATCGTCAGTTGTTGCAATTGCACGTCCGTATTGACTAATTTTTGAATTTAAATTGGGCCTAGCAGTTAATGCATATACTGGGTTATATTCCCACACTTTCCAGTTGCTAGTATCTTGATAATAATCAGTAACATTAGAATCATTATCAGTCCATATTAAATAATTAGATTTTAGATCAGCATTAGTATAATTGTTGTTATCAAGAGTAGTGCCAATTCTTCGAGGTATTAACAGACCAACCGTTGAGTTTTCAGTTGCAGTAATAATTACATCAGTAACAACAGTTATAATATTACCTTGAATAGCAGTAACGGTGTAAACTTTGTCATCTCCTACATTTTTAAATACAATTAGTGTGCCTACTGAAATTTCAGCCGTGTTATCAAGTGTGATGTATGTTCCATCGTCATCTGAAGTAATTAACGTAATTTGAATTTTATATGAATCATTAATACTACGATCAAAATATTGATAAACGTTCCAGTCAGTTGGAGCAAATGTACATAAAATATAGTCACCATTCTTAACCATTGCAATATTAATATCAGAAAGTTGTTTTACACTAAACGCAACTTCATCAACTCTTGCATAAACCGTTGAAGTTTTTAACGGTTTAGCCACTGGCCATAAATTTGGTGTGTACCTTGCAGGTTTTACATAGATATCAGTAACTCCTTGTTGAATAACTAAGGTTTCATGGAATCGATCTTTAGTATTAACTAATTCAAATCCTTGTGGATTTATTTTAAATTGAGATTCTGATAACACAAATTCAATGCTTTCAAACGACGAACATGCACCGTACTGCCCAGTACGAACTGCCCATTCTTCATAAAATTGTAAACTTTCATTGCCAGCTGCACTCAACACATCGAATAGCTTATTAAGAACATTTTGGGTTCCTTTTTCAATAATCATACCTTGATAAAATTTATATTCACTTACATCATCTTGAATAATATTTTCAAGATACTGTCTTTTCTGATAACCAATTAAATGTTGAGCATAATTTTGCTGAGCTATATCAAAATTTTCACTATCTAAACTATAAAAATCAGTAAACTGTGTTGCTTTATACGTCCAGTTTGGTAACATTTTTGGTGTTGGTTTTTTATCTAATTTTGACCATTTTGCAGAATCAAACGATTCTGCGCCAGCTAACGAAGATTTAGCACTGTAATAAAATGATTTATATTTTACAGTATCACCAATAATATAATGTTTCCACGGGGTCCACTCAGTTATAATTGCACGATCAACAATAAATCCCGGAGCAGATAACGTACCGTTCCAATTAGAACTTACGTAACCCGAAACTTTAATCTTATCTTGTTTGTAACCGCTTTCAGGATTGTAAATTGTATCGTTAAACATTGTAGTGTTATTAAGAACTACAACATGTTCACGTTGAATTAAGTAAAAACTTGCACAAAAGATACCATCATCAGTTTTTGGGATGTATGTTACTGCGTTATCAATTCTAAACATGTTTATGAAGCTTTTGTGAATTGCAACGCCGCTAGCATTTAAAATCTCATATTCATTATTTGGATTTGTAACATCATCAATTGTAGTTAAAATAGTGTTAAACACTAATTTATTTGCAGACGGACTAAGTGATATTACAGCATGACCTGATAAATCAAGACCATTTAACAAATAGTAGTCAGACTCATTAAATACAGTCGGTTGCATATCTTTTAATGCTTTGTAATATGATCCGTTGTATCGTACTATGTCACCATATCTAATTGTCATAGTTGTGGTCCAATCGGCCCACGTAGAATTTGGTGCCGACCAATTTTGAGTAGTCCAAAACATAAACTCTTTTGCACTAGTTTCCCAGTTTTCAATTGCACTAAGATTTGAATTATATTCATTAAATATAAACCCTTGCGCACTTAACCATTTTCCATACCCTAATAAGAAGTCAACAACTTCTTGAATTGAATTTAGTTTAGTTCCGTATGGTATAATTTTAGTAGTAGTATCCCATTTATTTTTAAAATATGCGTTAACACCGCCTACTATTGGCATTTTTTCTAAAGAATAAAACTTGTTAAACTCAAATAATAACGTTGATTTATGATCAACTAGAACTCGATAATACCTTAAAAGATATCTAACTAACGATCCTACAAAGTAGTCTTGTCCTTGTGCCCATTCAACAAAACTTTCAGAAATGCCTGCAACATTAACCGAAACCCCCGACGTTAGTGAAGGAAAATATTTAAAATATGGTTGTAGTTGGCTATAACCCTTAACTTCAAATCCGCCAGCAATTTTAGTAATTACAACTCCACTGTATGTTAAAATTCCGATTGGAGATGACGAGTTTAACACAAGGGTGTAGTCTTCTTGCGGAATAAAAATACTGCCAACTGCAATAGGTGACTTTGAATCTAATAACAAATTAAATTTTTCTTTGCTTGTATATGCACTTACTCTGTAACATAACTTTGCTACAATATTTTCTAATTCAAATTTATAATTGTTGTATTGTGTTAACGTGTTGCAATCAATGTAATTAATCAAATAATTAACTAATCCTGCAGTTTGAATACGATTAGAGCTTAAATATACAGTTGGTAACTCAATACTAGATGGCGTAATTCTTAAATTTGTATCAGTATATATTAACTGTCCGGTTTTACTAATCACAATCCGTGAACGATCTAACAATACACCAATTACTCTTGCAGGATTTAATAAAATAGCTGTTTTTATTACACTAAATGCATAATGCGAATTTCTCCTCCATGCAGCTTCAATTGGAGAAACATCACCAAAGATAAAGTCGCCTTGAATACTAGGAGTTATATAACCCGTTGCTAAATTGATATCATACGGACTAAGTAAATTCCCATCGTCATCAACTGGTATATGATCCATTAAAAACGGTTTAACATATTTTTTAAGACGAATTGGTAGTTTGTTTGGCTCTTTTACTAGCCCGCGGCTAATATCTTGCCATAAAATTAAGTTATTTTTAGTATACGGTGCTGGACCATATACTGATATCCACCAACTAGGTTCTTCGGAAAACCCTAACATTTCCCATGGGCACATATGAGGGCGATCAGTATCTAAAATCCACTGGTATATGCCTCTCCAAAAACCAGGCGTAACTCTTCCATCAGGCGCAGCCTGTTTAGAATAACTAAAAGTAAAAGAATCACGAGTATCATACGATAGTGGTGTTGCAAAATCAACGCCAACTTTCGAAGACCATTTATAAAAATTTGACATTAATGAAGAATTAAACTGCTCTCTACTATAATCCGATTTTCTTGAATACGCAGGAATTACATCTGCAACATCGAATAATGTCGGATCATATGTTACTTTTATGTTATTATAAATTCGTTTTTCTAACTCTAATACTAATGCATCTCGATAATCGTTATATGCTAATGTTAAACTTCCATCGTGTCCTTGAATCATATTCACAGGAATACGTAACGTAGTATCTAAAAATATTTTTGGTTCATATTTTGGCCACATGCCTAATTTAGTTGGTGTTTCAGGTATTAGGCAACCGTCGGTACTTTCATATTCATAAACTGTTATAGTATCGCCGGCTGTTAACTCTGCAGTTACATATATAAACCCTTGATCAGTAAATGAATACTCTTTACCGTGCAATAATTGCATACCGTTTAAATATACTCCTACTGCAGTTGATGATAACGTAGACAATGAAAACCCTTGCGATAAAGAAAACAAATTATCTTCAGGTGCAGCTACTAAGAAATCTGTTTGAATTCTTGATCCATAAGGTGCCATATCGCTAAAATAATATGCCGACGTACTTGGCGCATCTTTATTAATATGGCGTAGTATTAAATTTACATGAGTAAACTCGTCTGCATCAACCCCTAACGATTCTGCAACAAACATAAATGTCTTTTTAAATTTACAATAGTCATCTCTAGATTGATCAATTGCACGAATTATATTATTTGTATCCGAAGTAATATGATACATTGATAAACTTGCAGGACCGCTATGTTGAACAAACTTTGTACCGTATTGCGAAACTGAGCCTAAATCTCTTAAATTGCTTATCCCAGGATAGTTTCCAAAAAAACCGCTAGTATGCACGTTATCAACAATACTGCCAACATGATCAATTACTTCACCTAATGTAAATTCTGATAACACGCCATTTAATGGATTATTTTGTAAGTTAATTGGAATCTCAAAATACCCGTTAGCATTAACTGGAAGATTTGAATACACTTTAATCATTATTGAATCAGTTAACTTTACATCAGTGTTAAAAATTATTTGATGATAATTTAGATATCGATTAGTTGAGCTTATTGGTTTAAATATCCAATCGTTAGATCGAACATTATTAACATACACTCTAGCCTCGAATTCTGAAAGACTTGGCAAATAATCAAAAATGTCAATATCAAAATTATTAGTTTTATCTGAATTCCTATACAATCTAATTGCCGCTTGTGTGTGTTCAACTTCGCTAGTTTTCCACCCATTAACATATGATATCTTTCCAGCTGCATCATACTTAATTAAGAACCCGGTATCAACCTGTTTACTAACAATTTTTTCATTTACTTCATAACTAAACTTATCAGTTACTAACGAAAAATTAAAAACAATATCGCCAATGTTGTTAATATTTTTATATGACAATGCAAAACCTAAATTTTTATCTGCTATTGTTGTTCCAACCTTATAAGAAAAAATAGAAGTTCCATCAAACGACGTACCTGGATATACCGATAAATCTCCAAAACTATATTCATTTTCATCAACTAAATCGAATAGTGGCGGCTGGTTTGCTTTAGTTTTTTGTTGGCATAATTTCCACACTGTGCCATTAAACCAATACATTTGTCCTTGCGAAACAGTGCCGTATTGTATTAACGCAACTTGATTGTATACTGGTTTTGCCACTTCAACTAATCGAATTTGATTACTATTAATAACACAAATAATATCAGCAACTGTTCCAACAGTTGGTTTGTTGCCGCCAATTATGCGATATTCAATACTAGTTGAATCAATTATTGCAGAAACTCTTGCAGACCCGGCACTGCCTGAAGGGCCGCCACCTAACTTTCCGGTTTTGTCTGTTACCGCAATTAGTGTTCCTACATTTAATCCAGCAGTTGAATTCATGTTGGTAATTTTAGCGGTCCATCCGCTATTAGTTGCACTAATTGAATCAATTTTTCCTTTGCTACTAATTTTCTGCAAACTATTTTCATGTAATACATTAATAAAATCAATACGATAGATGTTGTTTGTTACACGATCATCTAAGTCAGCTGTAAAAATAACATGTTGGCCATCTTTAAGGTCAACACCATCAATATTATATCCAAATGCTCCCTCTACTATTGAAAATGCATCAACTGTAACCGTATCAATAACCGCAATATCAATGATAGATGTAGTTCCAAAATTAAATAATTTTAAATTTTTCTCAAACTCAATAATTGGCCTTGCTGCTCGCATTGACTGATCATAAGCAGGATGTATGCCATTTTTTAACGCACTTTTTTCAATAACATCTTTGTGAATCCATTTGTTATTTCTACTCCAAAAATTCTTATCAACAGATGCACGATTAATTACAATGTAATCAGGGTTAGTAACATACGAAATTGAGTCACTAAATGGAGTTGTATCAAATAGTGTTGTGTCAAATAACATTGACGAAGTATTAGTGTATGCAGTAATAATTTGTAAATCATTTTCATGTATTAATCGAATTGCATCCCCAACGCCTTCAACATAATATCTTCCAGTAGCATACTTTTTAGGAAATACATTTCCAGCAAATTGCACTTTCATGCCGTTGCTTAATGCAAACGGCACTATTGTTTCATCAACTAATGTTATAGTACCATAGCTATACGTTTTCTTTCCAATAAGATCGGACTCTACGTTAATATACCCAGTCTCACTTACATCTAAGATATTAAACACTCCTCCCATATCAATATTATTTTCACTTACGTATGCTAGTTCATCAGGGGCATTGTTCGGAACTGTAAATGTTATAGTGCCAGTTTCGATTGCATTATTAAGTAATAACGGATTTATGTATCGATCTAATGGCCCAGTAGTTCGTAACGTTTTAATACTAAATGGATTTTCAACACTGTTAATTATAAATTTATATTGTTGTCCTCTATATAATGTAATTACTGGATTTCTAGTCATTCCATCAGGTGAAAAAATATAAGAACTACCATACTCTGTTGTTTCAACGTTTACAGTGTAAGTACTAGTAATTTGTATTTTTGATTTGTTTTGTATAGTAATGGTATCAGGACCGTGAGGCATCCAATAATAATTTTGAAAATTAACAAATTTATCCCAATCAATATGAGGATTCCAACTGTAAAATTCTTGTTTGTTTAGTCTAGAATGATTTGAAACATCGGCACCAAATACACGTAATTGATTAATATAATCTTGATAATCTTTTAAAAACACGTTATTATGCATGTTATCTTCAATTACGAATCCGGGTTCAAGTTGATAATTTTGGCGATTACGAGTTGGCGCATTAACAAATGTATCATCGGACAACGTAGCTTTTGAATACTGTCTTCCAATATAACCGCTAACTTTTTTTACAGCCCCTGGTTGAGTAAGTTGATTTATTGTTGAATGTAAAAACTTTTTATTTGAATCAGTTCTATAAATTCGAGGTAAAAAAGATGCAGACGTAGCATCATCACTTGGATCAGTTGCTGTTATTCTAGGTATATTGTTAGCCATTAGTTACTCCCATAAGCTGAACTTGTTATAAATTGGCGATTTATTGTATTGTTTTCAGTGATTAAATTTGAAGATTTTATATTTGATGCAGTAATACCTGATATAATTTCTATATCATTAACCGTTGCACCATTGATTAAAATTTCATTCATAGCCGATTTTATTTCGTACAACCCTCCAAAATTAATACTATTATGTTTTGGAACAATAACAAAATTAGATATATTTGGTGCAACTTTAGTCGTTACATATGTTGCTAACTCTGTAAAAAAGAACGTATCTCCAAAATCCCAATTATCTAACACAAAGAAGTCATTAATTGCTGCAATTACTTGAGATTTAACATCGTTATCTGAAATTACTTGACCTGGTGTTTTTGTAATCTTAAAAGTTGCTTGCAACTCAGATGATGCAGTGGTCCCAAATAAAATTTTATAATTTACCGGGTGATATATTACTTCATCCGAAATTGATTTAATTAAGTTTAAAGACGGTGCTACTATATTATATAATTCTTCAGAACTAGGAGGCAACGGTTTAGTAGTTATTGCACCACTTACCCATTGTCTGTAGTAAGTATCATACGATTTAGTTAATATATATACATCAATAATGTTACTTGCACCTGGGTCAATTCTAGAATCGTATTTTGCGTTATGTACATATTGAAATTTTAATCCAGATCTGCCAACATACACTTTATAATCAATCGATGCTTCTAATGTTCCAGTTGACGATGCTTTTTTTACAGTATTAGTATCTATAAAATAATAGTATTTTCCAGGTTGTACGGTATAGCTTTCAGTTGAACGAACAAAATTTAAAATAGTTCCATTATTTTTAATAAATTTATAATCTTCTTGACCTTGAGAAATTACATACTTCTCTTGTATAACATACGTGTTTGTTGATACAATCTGGGTAAAGACATCTGGATCATCAACAACTCCGTTATTATCGCTATCAGAAAACGATATTACGATCTTCTTATTATCAACGTACCCGTCTAAGCCAATATACTCAGATACAACATCCCATGAAAAATCAGTAGTATATGATTTTGTATTAGAATTAGTGTTAATACTTAACACTTTAATCTTATCACGAACTGAAGAATTAGATACACTGTTGTATACCGATTGAGTTTTATCGTAAAAAAATCTTAACTGCGTATCACTTTCAAAAATATATCTTGTCTCACGACTAGATATTGTATATGTTTCGTTATCTGTTGTAAACAAAATCATCCAACTAGAATCTTGCTGCTTGTTTGTAATATCACCTTGCGATAAAATATTAAAAGCATTTAAATAATTTAAATTTGATTCTCGAATAATTTGCCATTGTTGTAATGACGTATTGTAACTTAATCCAAATTCTTTATTTTCAAATATTAAATCAGTTATTGTGGTAATAACTGAAGTCTCTAATATTGATCTAAATTGAGGAATAATTTGACTAACTGTTGACCCAGCTGGTACATTAACATTTAATATAATGCTGTTTGCATCAAGTCCATCGTTTGAAACCGATACTACTGCAGCCCATATATAAGTAGTAGCACCAAAGTGATTTGTAATTTCATCATTAATTCCCAACGTTTCTAATTTATTTTGATTAGTTGTATCAAAATATTGATTTGACGGACTAATAAATTTAATTAGTGCACCGGATTTAATGTAGGACAACATTAAACTTCCAGATGTAGTTGCACCAACCTGAAGAATATCGCCCAATAATGTACCTGATTTAATGCACCCTGATGTATCTACATTTGACGACCACACATAAATGTCGTCAGCAGTTTGAAACTTAGTTGTATAGTGCGAGTAATAAAAATTTCTTAACTCATCTTTCTTAAGAATCTTGTTAATAATATTTGCAATAACACCCTGGATATCAGTTTTGCTAATATATTTAAATTTGTCAGTTGATTGATAATTTTCAGTGTAAATTACGCCATCATCTGCAAATAAATTAGTCGAACTATACTTGCCTGTTGGATCAACTAGGTCAAAATACCGACTAATACCACTAGACGATCTGTTAACTGCTTTAACTTTTAAAATTTGCTGACTAACACTCAACGGTGCAATATTGTAATCTTCACCAGTTATCATTCTATTCTGCGTATAATACGTAGCAGGAGCGTTTGCTTTAATATTTGCGTTTGTTTCAGTGGTTTCAGCTGTGCTAATTGTAGTTTCTAATGATAAGGATACTGTTAATACTTCTTGTTGGCCATAGTTTGACACATACGGAATAGAAAGTGTTATGTTTCTAATGTCTTTTGGATTAACTACATAGGAAATTCCGTTACTAGTACGATAGTAAACTTTAAATGTACCTAATGGTTTGTTACCAAATGTGCCATCGCTAAAGTTTAAACTTACTGCATCATTTGCACGAGTTGTTACACTGTAAATGTTTCTAATACTTTTGTTAACACTATTATAGATAATATTGTTGCCTTCAAAGTTTGAAACTTTTGTCCATTCTTCTGTTTCTAATCCATTTTTATCTAATCTATACAACCACAAATCGGTATTATTAATACCAGTAGTGCCAATATCTACAATTTCGTTACTTCTTGGTTGTGTAATCGTAAACTGAGCGTTTGCTATTGTTCCTTGTGTAAAGTTTAAAAAGAAACCAGACCCGGCACTCCCGTATCCTTGTCCGTCATTTTTAAATATACATGATAACTTACGACCTGCTTTAGGTGTTTCTTCGTATATGTAATTTTGTCCAGCAAAGGTTGTGCTAGTAACTTCAAAATTCATAGTTCTGCCAGCAACAGTTTTTGTGAATGAATACACTGGTACATCATTTGAGTTAGTTTCTAGTGTATATTTTTCAGTTAAAGTACCGTATATCGTAGCTTTATCAGATGGATTACCAAACTGTTGGTTTACAGACATTGACGCGTTCATAATCTTAATAAACTGATCATACCAGTTAGAGTTTGATGGGTCATTCCATGTTACAATTTGGCCAGCCATATTACGACCATTGCTGTCAATTACTGATTGAGTGGTTTGAATTGAGCTAAATTTTAATAAACCAGTTGACGGTATGTTTCGTTTTGCATTGTAACTAATTAATCTTGCTAACCGCAATACACTGTCTCGGCGTTCTGCCAACTCAAAGAAATTTTCACGAGCGTTTAAATCAACTCGAAACGAAATACTTTGTCCTAAAAATGCAATTACATCTAATAATGCTAGATACTCTGAACTTTCTATATAGTCATTGAAATCTTCTGGATAATTTTGACGAATATAATCAACCATTGTGCGTCTTAAATTTTCAAAATCATAACTTTGAAAATCCGCATTTTTAAAAGATTGGTATACTTTTTTCCAATCTTCGGCCACTAATAATCTGTTTTGTCTGTCGGTTGCGCTCATGTTGTTGTCCTAATAATGGTATTTATTGAATAAATTAACCACGCAGTTATTATGCTATGCCATTCTCTTGATCAAATCGCAATGTTATATCTTCTGAAACTCTATAAGGGTTATATGCTAATGTAAATGCAATCTCTATACCACTCTCATATGTTGTTATTGTAGTATCAGAAATTGATACCCTCGGATCGTAGTTAATAATTGCATTTACATCTTGTTCAATTAACGATCTTACATCAGAAGTTAACGGTTCAAATAGCAAATCCCATATAATTGTGCCAAATCTAGGTTGCATTAATCGTTCACCTTGCCTAACATGGAAGTGATTTAAGATATCTTGCTTAATAAGTTCGTAGTCATACAGACTAAAATGTTCTGTATTACTGCTTATTGAACTAAACCCGCGATATGTCTTTGGTGCTAATAATTCAGGTTTAGTTGGTATCGCAGGTAACGAAATCCTATCGTATAATACTGAGCTCATTTTTTCTTCTCCGGTGGTTTAACTTTATTAAAGGTATCAGTTGTAGTTGTATATTTTTTAAACATTGCAGGTACTACAGGTTTAGGTGGTGGTGTTACTACAGATTTAGTTTTAGCCGGTGTAACTAACGTTGGATCTAAATTCTCATGCCCTGCCCATGGTTCTTTTGTTGGTATTCTATTTGTTTTTGGTGCAACTGCTGCAGCCGGACCATTCATATGAATCTGTGGAGCAGTTTCTATAATGTTGCCACCTGCTTTTGTTTCATTAGTTCCGCTTGACGTTTCTAATATCTTTCCCGTTGCATTAGTGCTAACGTTACCTGCAATTGTAGTAAAATTAATATCTCTACCAGCAGTAAAGTTTATATCCTGCTCAGAATGCATGCTAATACTATCTTTAGAATACACGTCTATCTTGCCATTTGCAGTCATTTCAATCCAAGAATTGCCGCTGCCATGTGAAATGTAAATTAAATCTTCACTGTTATGTAATAAAATTTGATGTCCGGTTCTAGTCCTAATTCGAACTAATTCGTTATGCGGCATGGTATGATCTTTTGCAGTTTTACCCTGTTCAACAGGAATATAGTTAGGTCCTGCTTCTGATGGTTTCTTTTCTCTAACAAACTTGTCATCACCGTCGTCCATTACAAACGTTGAACCACCTAACCTGCTTACATACGCATTCTTAATTGCATGCTCTTTCTTTCCAATAGTACCTTGTTTTGCACCATTTTGCTTATCAATTGGGCCAGGTGTTGATATTCCAAATACCATACTAGGAGTTTCTCGTCTAGCACTACTAGTTGTTATGCCTCGAGTATCGTCTTTGTCTAACCCGCTTGTTACTAAAACTGCAGCAAACGGATGTACTGGTTTTTTAAATTTAGTTGGGTCAGATGTTTCTTTATTGATCTGTTTATTATATTCTGCAACTGGTACCCTAGAACCGTTCTTAATAGTATTTTTGTACTTTTCTTCAATAATAGTGTTTTCAGTACTTGCTATACCTGGCGTCATAAAATTCATGTTTTCATCTTGTACGCAGCCAATCCAAAAACCGCGTTTAGGATCGCCATCAATAAAAATAACAACTACTGTACAACCCGGATCTGGTGGAACCATCCACATTCCATAACTTTTTTGTGTATTATTATAATCATTTGGATCTTTTCCGACCTGCTCAACTCCAGTTGCGCCGCAAAACGGACTTAGGTATTTTACTTGATGCAATTGCCCTTCTGAATGATCGTTACCTGATGCTCTTAATAATTCAACTTCTAACCCTCCCATATATGTCGGGTCTAAATGACTAATAACTTTTGCAAGGTACGGTCCTGGAGTACTAGCCGGTTCTGACGAACGTGAAACGTCTTTTGTATTATCTGCCATTGTTAAATTCCAAAAAACCCGCCAATTGCAGCCAACCCATCTTTTGTAAGCTGTCCCAAATTAAACAATCCATCTTTAGATGGCTCGCTTGTATTTTCTTGTCCTGGTAATCTATTTCCATGTAACCTCTGTGTAAATGATCCGTTTTTAAAATAACTAGTAAGCGTGTTTACTCTAAATAATCCACTATATAGCAGCAACGGTGACGACGGCACCTCTGGTGCAAATTGATACATTCCAGTAGTTTGGTCGACGTCAATTGGGGTTCTAAAATTAACTATTACGTTTACTTCACCAGTTTGGTAGTTTACCGTACCATCAGTATTTAAACCTTGAAATTGAGATTGTGCAGCGGTATAAGTTCCAGTTCCACTTTGTGCAATAAAAAATGGATCTCCTACTATTTCCATATCTAACATTAACATGTCAGACCCTCTAGTAACATTATCATGAAAAATTCTAGCAGCACGAGTTTCAATAGTATCAGCAGGGCCGCCACCTAAATTTTCAGAATTAGAAAGTAATCCGCCATAATCAATAACAGCCGGATGTCCTGTTTTTTGAGGTTTAGCACCTTTTAATGCTAATGTATTTGCTTTTGGCTCTTCTGCATCATTCTCTTGTGCAGTTCTAATATCCTGTGATCGTTTTCCTGCGTCAGCGCCCATAGTAGCTGCAAAACTATTTTCTAATTTAATTTCAAACGATATTACGTCTACATTCTTACCAGTATACAAATAATTGTATTCTTTTACGGTCTTCTTGCGTAATTCATCAAAACCAACTGCTGGTTGATTTGTTCCAGTTGGCGCAGAACTGTTATGAACATTATACGGGATTACTCGGTATACTATAATTATAGGTTTACGACCAGTTTGAGAATATGTTGCATCAGTTGATACATTATACACTTGAATATCAATTCTCCACCATTTTACGTATCCTTCTGCTGATAACGAATCTGGATTAAACGCACCTTTTGGATAATCACTTTGCAATAACACTTGGTTAATTGCATTTGTTAGCGAGGTGTCTTGTCTAAATCTAAAATCACTCTCATCTAACTTTGGCGTATTTTCTGCTCGTACATTAACTTTTAAATCAGGATTATAAATCGCGTTGTCGTTGCCGTAAGGCGCACTTGCAAACTTATTAGTACCTACACCAATCTTTGCTTTTCCAATTAAGTTAACGTCTTTAATATCTTGAACTTGAATTTGTATTTTATTGTTGTCTGCATCAACTACTACATCTTTAGTAGTTGTACCTAAATTAGTGTAAATTGTTTTTGAATCTGCTGCAGAGCCAGTAGTTGCACTATCGCCGCTGCTGCCTCCATCATCTTCACTTGTTGTAATATTAGTTGGGAATAAAATTATTATTTCATCTGGCACATCAATAACCTTATCTGTTTTAAGCTGCTGTAATCTTTTATTCCATACTGCTTGCAAACTTTTTTCACCAGTTTGTAACACTTCTTGAACAGTTGACCCTTTAACAGACACATCCGTTTTTAACGTTGAGTTTCTTACATTATGACCTTGATCATTCCATATCATTCCAGTTACTTGGTACACTGCACCATCTTGATTTACATTCATACTTAAATTTATAAATCTAAACGGTATGAATCTAGTTGTTGTAGGAATTAATGACATCATTCCTAGTTCGTCATTACCACGAAATTCAATAGTTAAAACAAACGGTGCTACTCTCCAGTTTTGATGGCCGGCTTCCCATGCCGCCTGTTGACAGGCCATCGGAAAAATTCCCATACTATACGGTTCATTAATAGTAAATGAAATATTTGTTGAATTAGTAACGTTTCCACGCTCATGCCCAATTACTGCATCAATTACTAAATTATCAATGAAAAAATCAAATGTTCCATAGTCAGTCTTAACTCGATTGCTTGGATCAGCATTTGCAGATTTACAAATTAACTTTAACCCTTTGTAAGACATGTATCTATTAGGGTTTTGAAGATCAGCATCGCTTAACACTGCAATACCTAAGATGTAATCATAACTTGCATAGTCATGTAATACATTTGGCAGCGGAATTTGGATATCACCGACTGATTTAAATGCAGTTGCTATGCTTGATGCAAACTCTGACACTGTAGATGCTATACTAGATGCTGCACTACCGACTAATGTTGTTGCTGAATCTGTCATATTATATACCTAATGAATTTTTTAATTTACTAAGTTGCGGAATGTAGATTTTTGTACCTGGCACAAAATCAAAAATTGGATCTTGTAATACATCTAAATTGCGCTGTATAAAAACCCACCATAATGCAGCATCATTATATAAATCAAATGCTAACAAATCCGGACGATGTGTATATTGCGATTCAATTGTATAAAGGTAATCTGAATATTCTGCCGCAACTGGCCGAATTTTTAAAATATCTAAGTAATCTTGTGTAATTAGTGTTTTAAACCAAGGACTTCTATTATTATATTGTGCCATTAAACATATCCAAAACTATTGTTAAGATACCCGCCTGCAACAAAGTTGTCTAAGCTAAATTTGCGAGCACTTGTTCTACTATACATAGGTGTTAAATTTACAGTGAATGTACTTTTAGTTGGTACATATGCAGTTCCGCCGCCCATTGATCCGCCAAACCCTAAAGAATTAGCCATAGTTGCTACAGATGAAATTCCATCTGTAATGTCAGTTATTTTATCAGTTACTTTTGATACACCAAATGCACCACCAACTGCTCCTGCAATAGCACCTATCCCTCCTGCAGCCGAAGCAACTGCGCCAGCAATACTTGTGTTAGTTTGAACCGGAATGTAATCACATTCTGCATTTAAATTTGTACTAAAACTAGTTACTACAACCGGAACATTATTAAACACATAACTCCCGTACCCATTTAGCTGCACAATTGGCGGCGGGTTACCTGCTTTTGGATCGTTACCTGAAAACATCTTTGTCATTGCCCTGAAATAATGTAATGCAGCAATCCAATACAACGCTTGTGCATTATCTTCAACATTCATCGGAGCAGTAATAGTAATTGTACCAGGATCACTATGCTGATATGTATTAAATTTAAAATTTGAATGAACTGGTGTCATTGCCGAATACGATGCACTATTACTAAGCTGAATTGACGGAGTGTATGGAAATATCATACCGCCTGCATCTTTTAACGGTTTTAATACTGGACTACCCCTAAAACTTGGCCATGTTGGTAATGTCATTCTTACTCGCCAATCGTCAATTGTACTATCTTTATATACAGAATACACACTCATTAAATCACCTGCAACTTCGCCAGCTCGTGGTAATGTTGCCGATCGTATGTTACTCATAAAATTTATTGCACCACCTGCTGCACCTATACCGGCTGCTGCTGCGGCGCCTGCGCCTGCTATTGACATATTTAATTCCTTTATTATTGTATTATTTATTTGACTTTATTAACTGTAGAGTTTATAATATACATGTAAATGGAGATACGAACAATGCTTACACCAAAAGTAAATTACTTAAATAATAAAGATATGCTGTTAGAAATACATAGATCAAAAAGTTCTTATTGTGTTTTTACAAACCCGTCATACCACCAATATGATATTATTTTACCCGGAGTGGATAAAATAAACATCCGCACTATCGCTACTGCAAAACGGAATCAAGCAAAGCGTATAGGGGACTTAGCGTATTTAACTAGAAAGAGCGAAGGCGAAAAAATTAAACAAGCCGAATGTGAAGTAAATTATAAAACTATTTCAAAAGACAGTTTAGTATTTAGAATTATGACATACGATCATATTCCACTTAACTCAGTTAGGAAGAAAAATCCAAAAACAGAAGCAGATAAACGAGAAAAAGTTAACTTTCCACCTTTTCAACACTGGAAATTTATAGACAACACGCTAGTATGTGTAGGCAAAAGCCATTGGAGCGGCGACTTAGAAACTGGACATTTTGATAAAAATGCAGGTCAGATTACTAATACGCTAGCTCGTATGATGATTAAATTATGTGAACGTTATGCTACTAGAGGAAACGTTAGGGGTTACACATACAACGATGAGATGCGTGGACAAGCAATACTGCAATTAACACAGATTGGATTACAATTTGACGAATCTAAGTCAGATAACCCGTTTGCTTATTTTACAGCAGCAGTTACTAATAGTTTTGTTAGAGTTATTAACATTGAAAAACGAAATCAAAATATTAGAGATGACATTTTAGAAATGAACGGAATGAATCCATCTTACACTAGAACAGGATCCGAGGAATACGAGAATGCAATGCGACGATCAGACGAATACGAATAATACACTAGATATAGCACATCCTGCACTTGATGATGCTTATCAAATTCTTAAAGAAGAACACTTGGATGCTAAAGCTAGTTATATTGAAAAACTGTTTGAAGAAACTTATAAATGCAAAGTAAATTTTAACAGTA